TGGTTTACGACGCCAGGTGCAGACTCCGCGATAAATTTGTCGAGCTTTACAACAAAACATTCCTCCCGTGACTGCGTTTATCCTCAAACGAACCGCAAACAATTTCCGTCCCGTAACTGTCGCTGAGTTTTCTTCTTACAAGGAAGCCGTTCGCGCTATCCCGATGTTTCAAGAAGAAAGCCCAGAGGATTACTTCTACGTCAGACGCAAACCAACCCAAACTAAACAATTCAAATGGCCTTCCACACTGTCCGCCTAAGTAAGAACAAGTATGTTTGCCTCGATTCTTACTACAACACTGGTGTTCGCATTTCTATTTTCAACTTTATCTTTTCTCTACTAAGGAAATAATCATGCGCGTCATCGAACAGAAAATGCTCGATGCTATTCAATCGGGCGAGAACTTCAAATTAGCTAACACTCGCATCGAACACATCGAACAAATCAACAGCTTTAACGACGATCACGTCGTAAAACGCAGGATAAATGTTTATCTGCACGACAATCACATTGCACAGATCACAGATAAAGAAGTCTGGATCTCTCATTGTGGGTGGATCACTAAAACCACGGTTGCAAGGATTAACGTAATTCTTCGTGAGTTTACGGATTCGACCGCATTCGTCTCTCGCGGTAGATTTTTCATCCGAACACCGCACAAACACGAGTTTATTAGTAACGCTTACCTACAACTGACTGATGACAAACAAGCCTCACTTACTCTCCCCCGAATCAAGGTAGAACAATGAGTCACACCGCCGAAATCTACAGCGAAGCCATCCTATTTATGCTCGATAGTATGGCGCCGCATGAAAAAGTCCAGCTCAAAGACGACATTCGCTTCAAGCTGGACAGAGCTTATGAACTTCAGCCTTCAACAATGCAAGGACTTAAAGTTCTACTTGAGCTGATGAAAGTCAGTGATTACACCCGATGTATCACCGATTGACGGGAATGTAAGACACGCCGCGATAGACAAGTTGAGTTGGCTCTTGCTCGCTCATGCGACGCTCATGCAGATTCTGCATTTCGGCGCGCTCAGCTTTAGATTTCTTGGCGATCAGATGAGTTAAAAGTCCAGCTTCCATGAGTTGTTTTTGTAACTGTTGTTACTTTAACAACGCACACAATTAAATGTAGTTCACACTGATACACACCAGCAAAGTCCTATGCTCGAATTCTTCTGTGCCACCGCTGCCTGCGCGTCACTGTATCTACCCCTGAATACAGCTATCCCCAGAGGAAACAATCAACTTGTCACTCAAAATAGATTAGGGAACAATTTAATTTGTAAAACAGACGGCTATTTGTACCGTTGCAGTTCCGCTAAAGCCTCGTCCAGCAACATTTCTGGAGATTTTGTGGGGAAGTTTTGGGGGCCTTGAGTGCTATAGGTAAGTTCTATGCTTGGATCAAAACCGGTTTGAGCCCTGACACCAAAACCACCTGCTCTTGGTTGAACTTCCACTGCGCCGTAAGGAGTGACTGTAATCGAACCCGTCTCGTCGGCCACGCGGCCTTCTAAAATCAAACGCTTAAGTGCGTCCAGCTCAGGATTTCCTGTTTGAAATTGATCACCTGTGATTGAGTTTCTTACTTGACCGAAAGCGTCCCTGATTAAAGAAGAAGGATTCGAATAAGACCTACCAGGAATTTTGACCTCATCTTCTGGATACATTTACTAACCAACAACGCTACCTCAGTCTAAATGACCTTAGCTCGAATCCTAAATACATTCTCCCAAGAACGATTCCGAGAAGTAACAGTTGTCACCCTAATGGTGTTCAGTGTTGTCGCTCAAGACGATCCGATCCCCGTTCCTCAATCCTCACTCAAGAAAACACCAGGACTTACATCACTCTCACTATCTGCTCTCGCTAATCACTGTCGGCTCCTTGAATCTCTCGGTTTGATCTCTCGAACTAAAGACAAACATGACAAAAGAATGTTCCAACTTTCCCTCACTTCCGAAGGTAAAACTCTGTGGTGCCAGTTAAACTAGATCGACTCGTGCCCACACCGATATAAATGATCCTGCCTGACTTCGAGATCGCAAGACTTTGTTCCGAGCAAAACATGCTCACTCCCTACGATCCGGAGTTAATCAATCCGGCTTCAATTGATGTGACTTTGGGCGAAACGATCATGATCGAACAAGAGAAGCGACACGACATGCGTCGCTATTCACTAACTAACTTCTCAAGAGAGACTCCTTTCTTTTTGATGCCTGGGGAATTTATTCTTGCGGAAACTAAAGAAATCTTTAACATCCCTGATGACATCGCAGCACAGTTTGCTCTCAAGTCATCTCTCGGCAGAGCCGGATTTCAGCATGCGTTAGCTGCATACATTGATCCTGGATTTAACAATTCTGTTTTAACTCTGGAGTTAACTAATTCTCGCAAGTTTCATAGAATTCCAATGTGGCCCGGCATGCGCATAGGACAGATTATTTTTCATCGAATGTCCGCAGAACCTCAGGTCAGCTACAAAACGACTGGTCGTTATAATAACGATCACAGTGTTACAGGGTGCAAAGGTCTGCTGTAACCAATCGGTTACATAACAGGATCCAAGCACCAGCTAAGTAAATTTTTAGTTAACTAAATAAACTTAGCGACAATTGCTACAAAAACTTCTTTGTAAGTAAAAAGTTATTCAACTATGTTTTTTGATCTTTACTACAGCTTCAAAGCAAACAAAGTTAACTCAAGCAAATGGGTTGACTCCAGCTGAACTGGGTGTTATAGTTCAGACTGTGACCAACACATCACACCATCACAACAAAAGCACATGAAACTCGAACACCTAATCAAGCAGGCAAGAGCCAGCGTCACTTGCTGGTCGGACTGTGACCACGCTCTGACGGAAGTCAACGAAGCCTACGGTGCGCCGTTCGAAGCGGCTCGCGACAAACTTAATTCGTCATTGCTTCTTGCTGAACAAAACGGCACCAAAATTGATCAGCTACAAGGTTCAGACTCTCCGTTCAGGTTTCCTGATCTCGGAGCTATGGTCGTCGTTCGCATTAGCAAACTGCCAACGCCGAACAACAAGATTGAGACTATTGATCTGCGGATCGAGCGACTCGAACGCGAGCTTAAGTTAGCCAAGAATGAACGCAAGCGTTTGCTTGAGCAACTTAAGATCAAAGGTCACGAATTTGTCACCCAAAAAATCACAACCGCTTTCAAGCACATCACCAAATGACTGAAGCTTTTATCCTCCATTGCTCCGTCGCGGCCAGCGTACGTCAGAGCATTCAGATTGCTTTCGAAGATTACAAACTACCAGAAGATGTAATCGACACACTGAAGAAAGCTAACGCTATCTCAATCAGACCTAACTTATCCAAGGCATTGAAAACATGTCTTGATGAGCTAAGACTAATGCAGCGTTATCTTTATGATCGCTGCACAATTCATCACGGTGATGTTCACTTCCTTCACCCGGATCACTTTCATGAAGCTATGGAGCGGATTGAAGAGATCAAAAATCACGCAACGGTCTGTAACACAACACTTAAAGAGAAGTGGCGGGAAGAATTCGACACCTGGAATTCAATGGTCGATAACTTCTTTAGTCCTCTCTTTAGCGACAAGAATCAACTTGCGCTTGTTCGTGAAGCATACTTACGTATGTTTCCAACGGCAGAAGAATTCAGCGCTCCGATTTCAATTCATGTAGTCGGTCCTTACCCAGCGTCATTAGATAAAGTTGATGACCCTAAAGACGTCGTTGACTACATGAAGAACGCTGCAGCTATTAACACTGAAAAAGTGTTGGAAGCTGCAAAGCTTGGTTCCAGGGACGCCAGCATGTTAAAGATTGCCGAGCTTCTTGACGACCTCGACGCAAGGTCAGCAAACAAAGTCGGTGATCGTGTCTTGAGTGACAACCCTAAAAAGCGTGGTTCTTGGCAAATTATTGCTTCCGAATTATCTTTATCCGCCACCCACAATCCTGCTCTCAAACCAATCACGAAACTAATTTATGACCTTATCGAAGTAGGAAAACACATGCGCGACGAGCCTAAGGGCGCAACTCGCATGGCAGCATTTCAACGCTACTCGGAACTTCGCGATGACATTCGCGAAGAAGCTAAAGCGATCGCTGCGGCGGCAGATAGCACTAAGGGTTTTGAAGCTCTTCAAAAGTCTCTAACACTCTCAAACGTTTACCAAGACCTTCTTCAAAATGTTGCTAGTTGTAATTCCGTTGATGATCTTGATCAGCTTGAAGCTGAAATCGAAACGCAAACGAGCGTTTACAAACACCGAGCTAAACATCTTCAGCAGGTTTTCGCGAAAACTAAGGAAACATTGGTTGCTCGCGCCAACCTTTCAGCAGTTGCTGAAGAGCTTGCAACGAAAGAAATTAAATCAGAAGGTGATTGCGACTTCTGAGTGTTTTGTTGATTATTACGATTCTTTTTAATCGTTAGTTATTACGATTCTTTTTAACCATGGACAACCAACTTTCAATCATGAATCACGAACTCTTCGCTAACTTTCAAAATTTTCGAGCAAGCATCAACTCTGCTTTTCTTGAGCGATCTGATGTAATCGATGGTGTTCTTGCATCGATGCTTACAAAGCAGAACTGTTTTCTGTTCGGAGCACCGGGCACAGGTAAGTCCGAACTTGTACGTGCTGCTGCAAATGGTTTTAGCGGTTCTAAGTTCTTTAGTTATTTGTTATCTCCCACAACGGATCCTTCGGAACTTTATGGTCCGGTCGCTGTCTCCAAACTTCTGGAAGACGAGTACACACGAGATGTCAAAGGTTATTTGCCTGACGCTAACGTAGCTTTTTTGGATGAGTTGTTTCGCGGTAGTTCTGCGGTACTCAACTCACTTCTACAACTACTTAATGAACGCACGTTTAATAACGGTCGGGATCTTATAAAAACTGACGTTCAATCTATTGTCGCTGCAACTAACAGCTTCCCTGCCGAAGAATCTTTGCAAGCTTTTTGCGATCGATTCTTGTTCCGACCAACGGTGGAAGGTTTGAAAAAACCTACAAGTAAGCGAAAGCTTTATAGTTGGGCAGTTAACAACAATCGTCCTGATGTAAAGAGCGAGCTTACAGTAGACAATCTTAGTGAACTACAAAAAATTGCTTCAAAGGTGGAAGTAAGCGATAACTTCCTTGACGTATTCAGCGAAACAATAGACATTCTTGAGTCTCGTGGCTTGAGTATTTCTGATCGTCGTCGTGTTCAAATCCTTAAGTTCCTTAGAGGATGGGCTGTTGTTCAAGGCGAAGAAACTGTGCATCCAGAGTATCTCCATTCAACCCTGCATCACATCGTTTACCAAACTCCAGAAGATATCACGACAATTCGAGAGGTTGTTGATCAGTGCGTTCCCACAGCAGAAAAGTTCTTCCGTTCAGTTCAAAAGGCTGCTAACGGAATCATGAGCGAGTTCAACTCTTATCGATCTAAGAACATCGATAATCTCACAGACATCAATGCCCTGGTCTCAAAACTTAAAGAGCTGCATAACGACATGCGCGCTGTTGCAGAAAGAGCCGAACGTACCTTAGATGATGGAAACATGAAGCTAACAGCAGCAATGAGGCTGAAAGCTACTAAGATCTGTCAAGAAGTAAATCACAACCTCGATCAAATCTCTGAAAACATTTCTCGTTATTCCAAATGAACACTACGACTGAGATCATTCGCCTTGCAGAATCGGAGCCTCTGGTTCTGACTGTATCTGCATTAACTGATTTTCTGTGGCCTGAATTTGTTCGTGAAACTAAGCCGCAAGTTAAGTACTTGGCTGACAGATTTGACATCCGCCAGCTAAGTCGTTTTGGTAAAGAAGTTTTCGAATTTCTTTACACAGGTGGTGATGTAAATCCAATCGTGTCGTTTGAAGATATTGAACAATATTTCCGGCAGAAACAAGATGGTAAAAGTCCGACAATGCCGAAAGGCTATAAGCCAGAAAACAGTTTGTGGAACATGGTACTAGATGATATTGTAAATAGCCCTGCGTACCCACAGCTCAACTCTTTGTGCTTAGGTAGTCACTTTAACTCAGGCAACAATTCTGTTTGTATTCTCAACGAACTTAGCTCCGTCATGGAGCAAATGCTTGAAAACAATCAGGCTGCATTGGCTGCGCTTACCGAAAAAGCGCAACAGTTAACTGACATCCGATCTAAGTTCGTCAAGGCTATGAAAGCCGGTGACACTCAGACCGCAGCAGAGTTGCGCCAACAGGGTAAAGAGCTAGGCGAAGAAATTGAAAATGCTTTGAAAAATGTACACCAAGAATACAAACCTGAGATCGATAAGTCGATTGAAAAAGCTCAAGAAGAAGCTTCAAACATCGAAGAAGCTATGTCTGCTCTTGCTGGTGACAACAAGGGAGTCGGAGTTAAGTTAACTAACATTGAAGAAAAGAATGAACTTGCGCGTAAACTACGCACCAACAAAAGATTATTAGCTTTTGCTCGAAGACTCGGTGCACTGAAGAAAGCTTGGTCACAACGGAAACGAGCTAAGAAACATTCATCTTCTTACAGCGACATTGTCGGCGCGGTAATGTCCGACCAGGTGACGAAAGCATATCCGTCCGAAATTGCTCTGGCTGCCACGGAGACTGGTCGTGCTTTATTTGCACTCAAGTATTCTGAGCGGACTCTTCTTACAAAAGATTACGAAGCCAAAAGCAAAGAACTAGCTCGAGGTCCAGTTGTTATGTATGTCGATATCTCTGGATCTATGTCGGGAGAATCAGAGCTTTGGTCTAAAGCAATTGCTTATGTAGTAGCTGAAGAATGCGCTAAGGACAACCGCGAGCTGCAAGTACATTTGTTCGATACTTGCGTAGACAAAAGTATTGCAATCAAGCCAGGTTCTTCCGACTTCTCTGACTTGCTTCGATTTATCTTGGAGTGGTTTACCCACGGTGGCACTTCTTTTGACCAGGTTATGAAACACGCTTACGCCCGCGCAGACATCGACCCTAAAGCTGATGTGCTCCTGATTACAGACGGTGAGTGCGAAGTGACGGATGCTGTGGTGCGCAAGTTCAATGCATTCAAGGATGAACAAAGTCTCGATGTGCATGCGTTCTGCATCGGCAAGAAATCCAAAGCTCTTGCCAGATTTTGTGACGACGTGCAATTAGTCGATACGTCAGAAGATGCTGACTCATCAGAACTGTTGCAGAAGGCAATCGCCTGACTTCGTATTAGCTTGTAGGTGTCTCAATGACACCTACATGCCAACGCTTAAACAGGACATTGAAACCATCAAATGTATAAGCGACAAGTACAAAACAACCGAAATAAAACTAGAGCTAAGACACTGGCTAGCTTCGTGCTTCACACACAAACAAATAAACATAAATAGGCAAACACACTATAAACATTTGGTTATTACATTTATAGCGCTAAAAGGCAGAGACTTTATTAATGTGGCAATTTTTGATACCAACAAAAAATTATATTCTGATGATAGGTCGATCCTACTCAAGCCTTACATATTAAAAAATTTTGGAGTAGAGTCACTCGACAAGCTTCACCAGAGCACTAGGTGCACTGTGTGCGATGTATGGCAGATGGTAGAAGAAGTTGAGGTCGAGATATTAGATTGCTTGGGTTGTTGACCATTGCTGAATATCTCTTATAGTTGGCAAGCCAGAGCCTACAACAATGAAGCTCAACTTTGAACTCTGTGGCGTCCAGCTCAAAGAAGCTGAAGCCACTTCCCTTTTGAACATTGACGAAACCACACGGTCACTGACTGTTGACCTTGCTGACCACGTTGACATTGCTCTTCTGGACGCTAAAAAGCTTTTCAGTTTGAGCATTGAAAAGCAAAAGCCTGAGCTAGCGGCACTCGCCGCCAAATTGGCGATCAAGGTCCCTAATGCCAAAATTGCCAAGAAAAAACAACCTGTTGAGCGTACGGCTATCCCAGACTTAGAAGTCAATGCTCTGACAATCGACGAAGGTATTGAAAAGCTTTGCAGTGAAAAAACATTGTGTAGCGCTGGGGCCGCGATGATCCTCAAGTCTTGTTCTATGCGTGACAACGAGACTCTGAGACAAATCGCCGTGGATCATGTCAACAAGCTTTGGATTAAAGATATTAATCCTCGTTCGACTGTCTTTAACGGTTTTAAAAAGGTCAACGGTCTTTACATGCCGTTTATTGCTCGGGCTTCTAAGGGAACGATCACTTATCACAGCTCGCCTCTTTACAACTCTGTTCGTGAGGGTGCGTCTTTTCTCGTCAAGAGTGGTTTTGTGAAGGCTGTGGCTGAAGTCGAATTTGGTTCAGAGCAGAAAGAGCTGAAGGGCAGCGAAACCTTGTTGAGGCGGAAGGTCTACCGTTTCACGCTCACAGACGCAGGTCGGGAGCTGATCAATTCTTGGGGCGATGCCGAAGACTTTATTTTTAATTACTGGAACGACCGGCTGAACTGAACAGACCGGCTAAACTTCATGGACCGCACAAGCGGTCCTTTTTTATTGCCATGAACGTCAACTACATCACCACACGAGAACAGTTCGAAGAAGCTTTGGCTCAGCTTTGGACGATGCCTAAGCTGTGTGCTGACTTTGAAACTACCGGGCTCGATGCTCGTGTGCACGAACCTAGATTGCTTCAGTTATGTACGACAGCGGAAGTGGAAGATAGAACTATTTACGTAATAGATTTCTTTAAATGTGAGGACACTACAGGTCTTAAAGAGCTGCTCACTTCTCGTGAGATGTTACTCTTCCACAACGCTAACTTCGACTTACAGTTCCTTTTAAAGCTAGGTATTGATTACAAGCACAAAATTTTTGATACTTTTATTGCCGAAAGGTGTCTCGTAGCTGGTGCGAAAGAAAAGAAAATCAGCCCTCAGACGAAAAAAGCTTTCTTCGCTGACGTACGTTGCAACCTTAAAACCGTAGCCGAACGTCGTTTAAATATAGAACTTGACAAAGAGCAGCAAGTATCAGATTGGTCGAAAGAAGATCTCGACTTAGAGCAGATTGAATACGCAGCAAAAGACGTAGATATCCTTCCAGCGATTGCAAAAAATCAACTAGAAGAATTAGCTGCTGAAAACCTTCTAGAGGTCTACACCTTAGAGAGTAAAGTAATTCGACCTGTAGCTCTTATGTGTCACTATGGTTTCAATATCAATATTAACAAAATAAAAGTACTAAAAGCTAGGAAGCAAGCAGAGCTTGACACAGCTACTAGATTGTTCTGTGAGTCTATTGACAGGCGTCTACCTGATGCGAAAAAACTACCTAGACGAGCTGACGGAACTATTGCAATCGGAAAAAATGCTAAGAAGGAATTCAATCCTGGATCAAATGTCCAGTGCATCAAGTATTTTAATGAGATCGGCACTGCTTTACCAACTGACTCTGGAACTGGAAAGCAGACACTGTCGCAGGTAGCATTATCGGAGTTTGACAGCGATGACGAAACACTCAACTTACTCAGAAAACGAACAAAACTTGAAACTGCGCTCGGGCATGTTGACAAGATTATTGACAACATTAATCCTGTTTCTAACCGTATGCACAGTGGTTATAATTCATACGGAGCCAACAGCGGACGATTCACTTCCAGCGGATCTAAAAGAGTTACGGGAAAGAAGAAGAAAGAAATCTGGGGAATCAATATCCAACAAGTACCTAGAGATAAAGAATTTAGAGAGTGTTTTATTCCCACTGAGGGCTTCAAGTTTCTTATCGCTGATTACTCTCAAATCGAACTCAGACTTGCAGCGGAACTAGTAAACATACCTCAAATGATCCAAGCTTTTAACGAAGGTTTAGACCTCCACTCATTAACAGCGAGTCTCATCTACCACGTTGAGATCGACAAAGTTGAAAAAAGTCAGAGGCAAATGGGTAAGACACTGAATTTTGCTCTGCTTTACGGTATGGGTTTCAGGAAGTACAAAACATATAGTGCTACATCGGGAAACATAATAACTTTATCGGAAGCTAAAACCGCTCACGCTGGGTTTCACAGAGCTTATCCGCGTCTGCGGGAGTGGCACAGAGAAAGAAGTGCGATGGTTGAAGATGGGTGGACATACGTACGGACTCCGATCGGTAGGCGTAGGTTGCTGAGTTACGACGATGCAACGATGTCGGCATGTGCGAACACACTGATTCAAGGTGCTGGTGCTGACATCTTAAAAATTGCTATAGCCAAGCTAGGTGAGCATATATCGAACGAGTTCAGGCCGATCGCCACGGTGCATGACGAACTTATTTTTGAAGCTGTTGAAGACAAAGCAGATCACTACAAGGACGTCCTGGAGACCTGCATGAAGGAAGCGGCGGAAACCGTACTGAAAAAAGTGCCAGTAAAATGCGATGCTGGTGTTGCGGAAAACTGGTCCGAAAAATGACCTTGACTATTTGGCTCCCCTCAACAGAGGGACGGGACGTATTCACAGCTAAAACCGATAGCGGTTATTTCGGCTGTTTTAAATCACAGGATTATCTTGTCATGACACCAAACTTTTTTGCAAAACCTCTCGAAGCGGCTAACGCAGCTCGTCGTTTGAAAAAAAAGATGCAATCAAGTCCGACAATTAAAGCGGTGACTAAAGTAACAAAAAAATCATCAAAAATTAAACAAAATAATAAAAGACAGGTAAAGTTAACGGGCAGGCTTTACACCGTCGAAGAGACTCAAAAGATGCCTCTTCTAAGATTTCAAGAGATTTGGGTCGTCACCCACGGTGATGATTACGTGGCCGACTGCTTGAACACAGAAAAAAAACAACTGGTTTCGTTCACACCCAACAAAGAAAAAGCTAAAAAATTTAAAGATCACGAAGAAGCTAAACGTGCGATGAACACTCTCAAGGGTGTGGTTGGACCTGGCTTCAACCTAATGAGGTACTGGGTTCGAGTAGACTAAAATTAAAAATTATTACTCGAAGTCATGAGGTACGCAGGGGATTATTTTGGCGTGAGTATCGCTGAACCAGAAAATCGCGATAGTTCAAAACTGCTGAGCTACTTCCCTGCGCTCCGTAGTACTTACGGCAAGAAAAAAGGAGAGAAGAGTGAGGGTCCCGTGCAATACGGTGGAACCACAGCTGTACAACCTTTTGCAGGGTTTAAACCGAATATCGGAAAAGATAACCCAGACCAGATTAAAAAACCTGGTACAGGTACAGCATTTGGTGGTTCAAAACCAGGTGAATTTTAAGTATAGTTAGATGTATACGGCGTATAACTGAATCAATGACCGCTTCTCGTCGCAAATATACTCCTTCAATTATCGACCAGATTCGACTAGCGGGATCTCGTGTAGGGCTTGATCTGGCTGGATTGTTTGAAGAAAGTGAAGACGGGGAACTAGGCTTCGGTGGTTTCGTTCCTTCCTTTACGACAACTCAGACGAACAAAAGTCGTGGAAATGTTTTAACTTATCGTCCGCAAGCTAGGGCTACAAGCACAACTGAATTTTCGTTAACTCCGGAGGCGGATCCCTCCACGATGAGTCAGAGCCAAAGTCAAACCACGTCGGTTAATCTGCCAGGCGGAGATATTGTCGATCCTGTTACCAAAGAACCCGAAAAGCCTAAATACCCCGATTTAACTGAATTAGCGGGCAAGTATGGTCAAAGTTCACTCTTTGGCGCAATGGATTACGTTAAGGCAAAAGAAGAGGGATATTCAGATGAAGACATTCTCGGATATTTAAGACAAAATCCGCAGATGCTGCATGAGACAAATAAGCCAGGTAAGACGACCGGTCTATTTGAACAAATTAATCGAGGTGCGGTTGATACGTCTACAGCAGTTCCTCGCGACTGGTCAGTACAAAACCTAAATTACACGTCCACAGAGGGAGGTGGTCAGGCGTTCAGGCCCGCTCAGACATATCAAAACGCTCCTGGTATCTCTACAGCCTTTGGTCAAAGCAGTAAATACTTCGGTGGTGAAGATCTAACTGCTGCTCGACAGTCTGGTTATAGTGACGCTAACATTAAATCGTTCTTAGAAAAAAATCTTGATCTCGTTCGCGGTCCTAACGTACCTGGTGGTGAAAGCGAAATCGGCCAACTTTTGAAAGATTTGCAGACCATCGCTCCGCAACCGGTTAGCACTCCGAGCGGAGGTGGTGGCGGCGGTAGCTCAGCGCCTACAAGTAGTAAAGGAACACCGATTGGTTTCAGTGCGACTGGTAGTACGGCAGGTTCCGAAGACTATTTCGGAGGTGCTGACATCAGACAAGCCTTGAGTCAAGGTGCAACAATTAAAGATATTCAAGAAGCTACTAAAGCATACTCACAACAAGGTAAAACTAGACAAGGCATGGCGCCAGGCGGAGAATTTTATGAGGCGATCATGCGCGGCGATCTTAGTTTTGCTCAGTGATCGAAAGCTATAACTTAGTAGTCTTTAAAGAAAACAACAAAACAAAGCTAAGCGTCTTCGCACACGACGCTGCCCACGCGCAGGCGCAGGCTTTGGATATCGCTAGAAGTTTAGAAGCAGATAAGTTTGAACTTGTTTACGGTCTAAACAAAGTAAGTAGACTTAGTGATCTATATAGGAGACTCGCCTACAGCGATTTTAAACACCAAGAGTGCTTCGAATGGAAAGGTCCTGTAACTAACCAAGTGCCTTCTGTGTATGCAGTTGGTAAACGGTTTTACATACGCCCACTGATACAAGGTTATTTAGGTTTAGATAAAGACAAAGTAGTAAAAAACACTTGTAAAAACCCTAAGTGCATAAATCCTTACCATAATCATTATTTAAACAACAAAAACTCAAAACTCAGTGGCGGCGACGTCCAGATGGCGTTAGCATTCCGAAGCCAAGGCGCGAGCGTTCAGCAAATCGCCAAGGCACTCAACGTCCATAGAACAACGATTTACCGGACTCTCAAAAATGAATGTGTTCCTATTGGGGATCAGGATCACTGACGAAGCGATTACTGAAGACGGCAAAGTCAACGTTATCGCGGAGTCTCTTCCTGCGTCCAATAAGAGAATCGCGACAAAGGTTCAGCTAATTCAAAAAGCCGACCATTATGTCGGTAAACTCCTGAGCGACCTAAAGCAGAAAGACGAAATTCTTGCAATCGGTCCAACTAAAGCCACGCCGGATGGTGTAATTCAAATGCAGCCGATGCTTGTCGTGACTCGCGACAACTTCTCTGACATCCTCGCCATCAATACATTCATGGCTTGTGGTGGTCTTGGACCTAAACAGGAAGAGAACGAAGTTGGCGACTCAACAGTCACTAATCGCTCTATTGCCTGGCAAGCTCCGGACGACAAAGAAACAAACTGGTTCAAACTCACAGCTTGGAATGAGAACTCTAAACAGCTTTCTGAGCTACCCAACGGTACTCCCACGATCGCCGTGGGTCGTGTAAGCACAAGCGAAAAAGACGAAAAACAGTATCTGAATTACTCAGTAGATCAGATACTTTATCTTCCTAAGGGCACGAAGTCCGCGCCCAAGAAAGCAGCAGACCCTGAAAAAGGGCAAGTCTCTGCAGCGGCTCTCGGTTCAATCAACTTCTCTCTGTGATCAATCATGGTTTTTATTGCAGGAAAATTTGCGGCTGATGAAATTCTTTGTCAGGTCCCGCCCCACACTCTCCGCATCGATCTTCAGCAGCGTCGCTGGAAATCCGATAACGATCCGGATTCCGCGATCACCGACGCAAACGACAACGGCATCCCTATTGAATTCGTGTTGCTCGGGTTTACTCCCTTTTATGGGAACCTCGGCATGCGAAACCACGAAGAATTCATTCGGATTGCTTACATTGGTGTGTCTCCTTCACATCGTTTGCTTCCTCCTCGATGCGTTTCGACTAGCGTTATTAGCGGTAAGAGCAGTCAAAAGAACTTTATTTCTTACTTCCAGACGCTCTACAACAACCGCATCAACGTTGCGGAGGTGGTGACAACTACCAAGTTTGTGCAGCGTAGCTTTACTCAAACAGACCCTGCAACGGGAGCTGATACAGGTAAGGTTAACTACAACGTCTTAGAATTTTTAGATAGGCCAGTTAACGGCAAGGATGAAGAATTACTTATTAAAGATATTTCGACGTGGCTCAATGGTGATGGAGGAGAGCTGGTATCAGCTGCACTTCGTTCTCATATCTCCGGTGCGAATTTGGTTGAACTACCTCTCGGGTCGGACCACGGTGCAATTAAAGCTGCTTTCGACGAACAGCATCCGAAGCTTGAAGGCGACAAGGCTGTGGGGCTCGCTGCTCTGCCTGCAGGCGCTGGTGAGCCAAAATCAGAGCCACCAGCACCCAAATCAGACAAGCCCAAAGAGCTGACTCAGGAGCAGAAGGACGCTCTCAAAGCTGCTGGTTTAGAGATCTAAACTGGTAAAGGAAGGGCAAACCTGCTAGACGGGGTCGCTTCGGCGGCCCTTTTATTTTGTAAAAAGTTCATGCAAAGGAGGTAATTCGTATCCATCAGATGATATACGGCGAGCAAGATTTTTAAAAAGCATTTTTTGTATCAAGTAATTAGCATGTACTAAATCCAGCACTTCATATAACGTTTCTACATCTCTCAGTTCCTTAGCTTTGTTCATAAACTTCGTGTGGTAAAACTCTGTGTCAACTGACATATAATTTCGTAAACGATCGACAAGATTAGACTCCATGAGTTTTTACAAAGTTCCAAATTATATCTTCAATCCTATTGCCGATCGAAATATCTGCGAAGGGCAAATTGTACTACCTCTCGATACGACAGGAGAGCTAAAAGAACAATTAAACAAATGCGGACTCACCAACATAATC